TTAGATTTTATCCTCTAGAGCATCAAAAGCAGAACGAACGTCACGGCTGAGAGTGCGTGCATAGCGTTGAGTCTGACGAAGATTAGTATGCCCGAGAATTTTGGAGATAACATTGATAGGCATACCCTTGGAGAGAAACATGGTGGCAGCTGTAGCTCGTCCCATATGGCTGTGAAGGTTATCAACACCTACCATTGAGCCTATAACCTTAAGAAAGTCGTTGTACTTCTGGTTGCTAATCTGAGGCAGCTTGTTGTTGTACTTATTTAGTATCTCCACTACCTGGGGAAGGAGTTGGAGAACAAAGTCGACATCGGTCTTAACACGGCGGTTGTGATAGAAGAACTTTCCGTCTATAAGGTTGCATTTGCAGAAATCAAATGCCATAAGGTCGGAATAGGCCAAACCGGTGTAACATTGGAATAGAAAGAGGTCGCGTACCTTAGCGAGGTGAGGATTGGTAACAGCGAGTGAACGAATAGACTCGAATTGTTCAATGGTGAGGCAATCGACGTAATGTTTATCGCCGCGAGGTATTTTGAAGCTAAGACGACGATACGGATTGTCTTGCACAAGATTGTCTATTACTGCATCGTTGATGAAAAGTTTAAGAGACTTGTGGTAGTTGTATATAGTAGCCAATCCCATCTTGCGAGTATGCAAGTATTCATCCATGGCACGAATCTTGGCTACGGTAAGGTCTGAGAAAGAGATTATCTTACCCCATGAGCGCAAGAAGCGAGTAAAGACACGATAACGAGTCCTTGTACTTTCTGAGACACAACGTGCTGCTGTACGCTGCTCACAATAGGTAGGGAAATCTATTTTCTTGGCAGGTTCACCCCGGAACATACGAGTAAGTAGGTTAAAGTCAAAGCCATCCTCGTCATCATAGGCTTTGTTTACAATCTTATAAGCTTTGGCCCTGATTGCAGTCAGACATTGGTTTAATTCCATTCTGTCGGGATGGCGAATAACCTTACATTCCTGATAATCCCATTCGTCTGCAAACACCTTAATGCCTGTAGAAAAATACTTCTGTTGGCGATTCATACAAAAACGAACTTCAACATAACCTTGCTTTCCGCTCTTTGTAGCGTGTTTTCTGTCATAAATAATATTAAATCTTAAAATTGCCATAATGTATATAAATTATAAAATGTATGTAATGTTTCCGTAATACACGTATTTGGTAATACATTTTAGACGATTTGATAATACATTAGTAAATTTTTATCAAAAAAAGTTTTTAAAGGTGCAAGAAAGCCGATAAATGCAAGTATACCTGACCTTTGTGACGTAAACTTGTTTATAAATAAGGTATGCAGACTTAACTTATTAATTATCAATGATATGCAAAATAAAACACCGATAAATGCTTGTTAGATAAGCATTTATCGGTATTAATCAAATTTGAAGCATTTTTTCGTTGTGATTCCGTTGGAATCCAAGTGATCCGCTTGGAATCCAAATTCTAACGCCGTTGTAATCCTATGTAAATCACATCATTACAGGGCTTTAGACGGAAATTTTTATCTTCTACAAAACAAACGTCAAAGTAGTTTTTTTCAAAGTGTCACACAAGTGTCACACATTTTACCTACTTACGTGCCTACATACATACTGAAAGCAGACAGACGTTTAGATTTTGAACTATTATTTTAAAGAACTCTTTTTATTGCTTTACTATCGACAAGTATCATTATGTCGCATAGAAAGTGTTAAATAGTAGGTATGTAGGTACAAATAGTTTACATTTTGCGAATTTATCTTTCTTTTTCCTTATAATTTTGCCGACGAAAGTTCGACAAGTGATAAGGCAGGCTGCAAAAATTCGGGTGATGTTCTTCTCGTAGAATATCCTCTATATAACAATGCAAAGATACGAAAAAAGTGCGATATTACCAATGGTTTTCACGCTTTTAACCTTTACTTTGATATAGGTCTAACCCGACATGGAATTCATTACAGACGGACTAATTAATAAAACAGCAAAATTAGTTATCTATGAAAATAGAAAGAGTGACAAATATCACAGAGTGGGTTAATAGTATCAACCCCGGAGAGGTGAAGTCTGCCTACCTCCCTTGTGACAAAGTGCAGTCGTTGAACTGCCTTGCTTCACGTCACAATCAAGGCAGAGGCAAGCAGAGAGGCAAGTTCGTACACTATCATTATTGTTCTGACTTAGAGGTTGCGACAATAATTTGTGAAACAAGAGAAGATTATCTAACAAATAGAGAAAATGGAGAAGAGAACAGTTGGAAGACCCAAATCCCCAAGGATTTCAGATGATGACATGAAGAAGATTGTCATTGACCAGGAAGAGACCGTCATGAGTGTCGCAGCACTGGCTAAAGAGCTTGGCATATCGACACAAGCAGTAAGAAAACGGATTGAGCGAAAACTAATCCCTGCTCATAAAAAGGGTCGCTTATGGTACATTCTGAAGAGTGAATACATAAGCGCTATCAGAGCACTGTAGAATCATCCTCAATATAACTGTTAAGTCCCTATATCCAGTGTCGGGAGACAGCGGATATAGGGCATTATTTCAACACCAAATTATGATACGACAAGAAACCATCGACACCATCTTGGAGCGCACGGACATCGTGTCGCTCATCGGCGAACACGTCCACCTACGGAAGTGTGGCACGCGCTATGTCGGCTGCTGTCCGTTCCACAACGAGAAGACGCCTTCTTTCTATGTTTCTCCACAGACCGGCAGATTCAAGTGCTTCGGCTGTGGTGAGGGTGGCGATGCCATCCACTTCATAGAAAAGGTGGAGAACAAAACATTCATTGAAGCCGTCAAGACGTTGGCACAAAAGGCTAACGTGGAGATTGAGGAGAAGCAGGAATCAGCGGAGGCAAAGCAGAAAAGACTGCATAAAGAGGCTCTATGGATAGCCAACAAGCAGGTAGCCGACTTCTACCGCAAGCAGTTCCTTCAGTCGAAGGAGGCGCAAGCGTATGCCTACAGCCGTTGGGGAAAGGACTACTGCACTCTCAAAGAGATTGGCTATGCGCCAGCTGACGGGCACGCCCTGCAGCAGCTTCCAGTAAAGGCGGACTTCCTGAAGGAGTTGGGGCTTCTCAATCGTGGTGGCTATGACTTCTACCAAAATCGTATCGTTATACAGATACATGACCGTTTCGGGCATGTAATCGGCTTCACCGCTCGCTGCATGGATGAGCAGCAACCCAAATACCTGAACAGCTCGGACTCGCTAATCTTCCACAAGTCTACGGTACTCTTCGGCATCGAGGATGCGTGGAAGACGGCGGCGAAGCAGGATAAGATGTTTCTCGTCGAGGGGGCACCGGATTGTATGCGCCTACAGTCTATCGGCATATACAACACGGTGGCTGCGCTCGGATCGGCGTGGAACGAAACGCATTTCTCCACCATCAAGCGCATCGCAAGCAAGGTGTGTTTCCTTCCTGATGCTGACCCTCCCAAGAACGGAGAACCGTTTGGTCATGGCATACAAGTCGTCATGGAAGCTGGCACACTCGCTATGGAGTCCGGAATGTCGGTGAGCATCAAGGAAATCCCGGACACGGACGACAACAAGAAGCAGGATCCGGACACGTTCTTCAAAAACGCCAATATCTTCAACGGCACGGAGGAGACGGACTTCATTCTTTGGATGGCTGACAAACTTTTTCCGCAGACGAACACCACGGAGGAGCAGCGACTGACCATCAAGAAGATTGCTTATCTCCTGTCGCTGATTGACGATGAGACGGGCGTGTCCATGTATATCGGCAAGCTCACGAAGTATTACCAGGGCAGACGGTTGTGGCTCCAGGCGGTGGATAAGGAGCGTAAGCTGCGTGAGGAGCAGGACAAGAAGCATAAGGAGCAGGACGAGGATGACCTAAACCACAAATACGGCTTTTACATTGACCACGGCTGCTACATGTCCATAACGGAGAAAGGCAGTGTCTACGAGTGGTCGAACTTCACGATGGTTCCGCTGTTCCACATTAAAGATACAACAAATCCTAAACGTCTATATAAAATAAAGAATGCAATGAAACATGAGGAAATCTTGGAACTGAAGCAGGAGGATCTTATCGCTCTCGCTAAGTTCAAGCAGAAAATTGAGGGCTTGGGCAACTTTATCTGGAAAGGAACAGAGAAGGAACTGACAAAGCTGAAGTCTTACCTTTATGAGAAGACGGAGACGGCAACGGAAATCACTCAAATGGGATGGCAACGTGCCGGATTCTACGCTTTTGGCAACGGTGTTTTCCACGACTGTCATTTCATCCCTGCTGATGAATTTGGCATAGTACGGCTGAAGGATAAGGGCAACTTCTATCTGCCATCCAGTTCGACTATCTATAAGAACGACCCGAAGCTCTTTACGTTTGAGAAGCAGTTTGTGCATCTCAATCTTTCTTCGGTCACTCTGAAGGAGTTTACAGAGCAGCTGTTCAAGGTGTATGGGGACAATGGACGTGTTGGCTTCTGTTTCTATCTCGCCACGCTCTTCCGCGACGTGGTGACTTCTACTTCTGCCAACCACTGGTTCCCTATCCTCAATCTATTCGGTCCGAAAGGTAGTGGCAAGTCGGAGCTTGGCCACACGCTGCTTTCGTTGTTCACTATCAGCTACACGGCACCGAATATCCAAAACTCTACGCCATCGGCTCTGAACGACACGGCGGCGCAGTCGGCTAATGCCCTGGCGCATATTGACGAGTACAAGAACGATATCGACCCGAAGATGATTGAGTTCCTGAAGGGTCTGTGGGACGGCACCGGTCGCACTCGCATGAATATGGATCTTGACAAGAAGAAGGAGACGACTGCGGTTGACTCCGGCATCATCCTTTCTGGTCAGGAGATGCCGACATCGGATATCGCTCTCTTCACCCGACTCGTCTTCCTGCAGTTCCCTCGAAGTGAGTTCTCGGACAAGGAGAAGCAGAATTACAAGGTGCTGCTTGAAATGCGCTCGCTGGGACTGACGCACCTGACTCTCGAAATTCTCAAACAGCGCAAGCACTTTGAACAGACGTGGTCGACGGCGTTCCATGACACGCAGAATATCGTCGGCAACGCTCTCGGTGGCGAAAAGGGCGAGGACCGTATCATGAACAACTGGTGTGTGCCGTTGGCTGCGCTTCGGGTGCTCCAAAAGATCATCCCTACGCTGACTTTCGACGAGATGCTGCAGGTCACCATCGAGGGGATAAAGAAGCAGAATGGTGAGTGCAAGACTAACGGTGAACTGGGCAACTTCTGGAACGTGGTGCAGTATCTTGCAAGCGACGGCGAGCTGATTGAGGGTGGCGACTTCTTCATCCGCTATTGCAGCAAGTTCAAGACGGACATCATCAATGCCACTTGGCAGACTGAACGTCCGGTGCTCTTCCTGCAGAAGACGCGTATCTTCAACCTCTACCGCAAGGAGGGACGACAGGCTAACGAGAAGGTGCTACCTACTGATGCACTGAAATACTATCTTCAGAACAGCCGTGCCTATCTGGGCGAAAAGGTGGCGCGATTTGATGTGTATAAGAAGGGCATCATCCAGTACGACCATACCAGGGCTGCTATGGGTAGCACGCCTCCAATTCTTACCATGACACAGCGTGCCTACTGCTTTGACTATGACTTGCTTTGCGAGACGTTTGGCATCAGTCTGTGGACTGCGCCTGACCATTCTGACAGCGACGAGCCATTCTAAAAAGCGGTAGCTTACTACGAATATATTTCTTTTCAATAGGTATCATAATCAGGTGGACTGCCGGGGCGATTGCATCGTCTCGGCGGTTTTTATTTTGCGGAAGACATGGCCATCCTCTGCGATGTACTCCGTTTTTTCAGAGGTCTTGCACACGATTTGTAATCTACCTACATACATATTGGTAGCCCATCACACACTCCAAAAGGCATAAAGTGGTAGTCATTGACTATATATATGGAGAAATCCTCATTGTTTTTGCCCTCATTCATTTTTCAGAAGAGAAATGCTGTAATTGTTGTAACTTAATGTAACTTTCTGTATGTCATTTATTTAGGTAGGCTATTATCTTGTAATTTCTTATAACTTCTTGTAACATTTCATTATGCTTTCTAAATACCAAAAGGGAAATAGGTACTGAAAATCCTTATTTTTAGTTGTAGTCCGGCTTCTCCTCCTCTGCTACTGCTTGCTTTCTAAGCGGTATCGTAAGTGTCACCATGCTTCAGGAGAACGTGCCTGGCACTCGTGAGCCTTTTCGTCATTGTTCTTCTTTGATGTATGTGCCACATGCCAGGCTTTACCCATCGATAATCAAATGAAAGAGGTATTGCTGACTCCTTTTTTATTGCTCCGCTCTTGTGGACATAGGTGATGGATTTCTACTGCATAACATTCAAATTGTCAGACATGCAGCCCTGGTTTCGTTCATGGGATTTTTCCGCGTGCAAAGTTAGCGCAAGCGACATTCTGCAAGGGCACGGTGCAGCCTTAGCTCGAATATTTTTTCAAGATTTTGGGGTGCGGTAGCTCCTGGTCCAAATTCTCGTTCCGCCAAAGGTGAAAAATTATTCGGCTATCTCTTGCCTTAAATGTCTTCTTCTTGCGCTGGGTAAGGCAGCGTAAAAAGTCCTCATTCCGAGGGCTGCATCTAAAAGTCTAACAATTTAAATTTCTAAGTTATGCAAGAAATGGTTTTAACATCACCTAAGTCGGCTCACAAGAGCATGAAGGAGCAGTTTGAGAGTGTCAGCAGCTATATCGTTGATTATCTCTGGGATCAGCCTGCCATCTACTGTGGCACATACAAGAAGTACAATGAAGGCTCACTCTTCGGTGCCTGGCTCGATCTCCGCACGTTTGACTCTTACGAGGAGTTTATCGATGTATGCAAGCAGCTTCACGCTGATGAGGAGGATCCGGAGCTTATGTTTCAGGATTATCAGTGCTTCCCTGCTGAGTGGTATTCAGAAAGCTGTATGGATGAAGAGGTTTTCGACAAGATAATAGCTTTCATCCAAATGGATGATGACAAACAGAAAGCGTTTAAGGCTTATGTTTCCGCCACAGGCGATGACAGCATTTCGGATTTTGAAGATAGTTATGAGGGCGAATATGATTCGGAAGAGGATTTCGCCACACACATCGTCAATGAGAGCTATGATTTGGAGCGCATGATGGGCAATCTCTCATATTACTTCGATTACAAGGCGTTTGCAAGGGATTTGTTCATCTCGGACTACATCTTCGAGGATGGCTACGTCTTCCGCAGATAAAGGTGGAAGCCGGACGAGGCAATCGCCTCGCTCCGGCAGCCCACCTTTTTATGGCGCAACCTTTGAAATATATTCTCCGTAATGGGTGTTCCATCTGAATAGTGTCTATCTATCTACCTACCTACCAAATAACAAACCTTAAACGTTCCATCCTTTCCATACAGCCTACACAAAACTATAGTATCTTTGTGCTCGTAATCAATTTACAAGTATTATGAGCGACTATCACATCTATATCAAAATGCCTTCTTATCTGCGCCAGTGGTTCGTACATCGGCACAGTGGCACGGAACCAGTGCGTCTAAGAAACGGCAGCATCGAGTCAAAACTTATAAAGCTCGCTGTTGTCAAACCGCCTGTTTCTGCTGTTCCTACAAGGCAACGTGAGGATGAAGTCGCCATTTGTATTCCGTATTCCAAGACTCGCGACCCTCGTATTTACAATCATATCACGGACACTGGTAAACGTGCGCTACTGGAAAACGTGAAGAACTCATTTGATGTAGACTGCTGGACGTTCCTGCATGACTTCGGCAGGATCGGCAAACAGCAGAAAGACCTCATTTATCTCTACATGGAGCAACGGGGCATCAAGGAGGACGGCACTTGCTGGGACTCCATCGCGAAAATATACCAACGCTTGCGTAAGAATTATCTTACTAACCAATGCAAGCGAAAAAACAGCACGATAAAAAACGGTAGCAATAACAAGGTTGAAACTGAAGAAATAGTAGAATAATATGCAACGTCTTCCCGGAATCATCAATATATATTACGTGCTTGCCTCGTCGCTCATGGCAAGCATCACACAGAAAGCGTTGGCGGATGCTCCTGTCGGAGTGTTCGCTGACACTTTCCTTGTGCCACATATCGGGGACGCAATTTGTGAAATGGAGACGCAGTTTGACAATAACGACACTTTGGAAAAGGTGAAACTCTCTTTCTCTACTACTTCGCAGCTGCCAACTCATGAGCATCTTGCTTTCGTCATCCAGACGGTGGATGGAAAGCAGTATCTCATCGGCACGGCTGACAAACCTTATCCTGTTATCAAGGTAGACGACTCCACAGGAAAAGTGGATGGTGATTCGGCTGCTACGAAATACACCATATCTTATACAAATAAAGTGGCACTGGTGCCATGCACGGCGTGATGAGCGCTTTTTTTTATGCCTTTTTGTAACATTTTGTATGCAGTTGAAACATTGCCCAAAAACTTAAAACATTGATAATCAACATTTTCTTTCTTTGTTTACAATGTTACAAAAGATACAGCCGAAATCGGTTCAATTTTCAAAATCACGTTTTTTCTTCCTCAGCCAAGTGTATGTTTTTGCCAACAGCAACACAACTCCTATGAAAAGCAATCCAAACATAAGGACTATTGCACTAACGACAAGCAAATATCCTAACGTAAATAATAGTTTCGCCCATGGTTCCATAACTTTACTTTTTTGCAAAGTTACACCTTTTCTGTCTTTCTACCACTATATATAACAATGTATCTTTGCCTAAAAATGAAACATCATGGCAAAGACAAAATACAATCTCCATCTTAAAGGCTACGTCGGTGGTTGGGACTTCGATTCTGACTACGTCGATTTCGTCCTAAACAAGAACACCGACAAGGAGGTTGCTGTTCTCATCGACTCTCTCGGCGGACAGCTCAACACCGCTCTCTCAATATCATCTGCATTCAGGCGACACGGCAATGTTCACGTCCACTTTGTGGGCATGAACGCCAGTGCCGCCACCATCGCGTCTATGGGCGCAAAGCGCATCACCATGGATCACTCGGCTATGTATCTCGTGCACCAATGCTCACAATCGTTCTTCGAGTGGGGCAGCTTGAACGCTACGGATATGCAGAATCTCATCGACAATCTGGAGAAGCAGAAATCTGACCTTAACAAACTGGATGCCAACGTCGCAGAAATGTATGCCGGACGATGCAAGAAGAAATCTGCCGACTTGCTGGAACTCATGAAAATGGGTGGATGGCTGACGGCACAGGAGGCACTGGCTTGGGGATTCGTTGATGAACTCACGGAGTTTGATGATGAGTCGGCTCCAGTTCTTACGGAGGCTATTGCTGCGGACTTTACCGCTCACGGCATACCGCTTCCTAAGATGCTGACCGACACGAAGTCGGAAGACATCACGGCGTTCAGACGATTCCTGCAGGCTTGTGCCTCTGTTTTTCACTCGCAAGAGAAACCAAATAAAATTGTTCCAACCATATCTTCTGAAGAAAAAATGAAAAAGACCTATTCTAACATTTGCAAGACTCTCGCTTGCGACTCGCTGGAAGCTAACGACGACAAGGTTACGCTTACCACGGCACAGCTCGACTCTATCGAGGCGGACATCACAGCGAAATACAAGGAAATCACCACTCTCTCGGCTGACGTTGACCGCCTGACTAAGGCTAACAGCGATTTGGAGGAGAAACTGAAAAAGCTCCCTGCTGACACCACTAACACGGTTGTTGATGACAAGAAGGACGGTGGCACCAATACCGAAAAATCTGACATCGAGAAGTTCTACGACACCACCAACTCCGCCCAGGCACTCTTTGACTCATTACCATAACAACTCAAAAATCATAATTCAAAACTCCATATCATGGCAGGAAAACTACAATTTACCCTACAAGAATACAAGGATGCTGCTCGAAAGTGGCGTTCTGACTTCCTTCGTCTGCCGATTATCGGCTGCGACGAGACTCTTAAGTTTATGACCGGTCGCCCTGGCATCCGCTACAAGGAGAGTGTGGGCACGCTCAACGCTTCGGCCCAGTTCGCTCCTTACTCGCCAACTCGCTCGGAGGACGTGAACTTGCAGCTGGACTTCCGAACGCTTGAAACGTTCTTCGGTTCGGTGGTCGCGAAGTTCGAGCCTAACTCGGCTATCTCTACGCTCCTCGGCACTGGTGCCACTAAGGGCGACGGACAGAAGTCTGTGCCTACGGCTCGCGAGGTGCTTGGACTTATCGCCAAGTCGCTCTCCGAAAAGCTCAATGATGCTATCTGGAGCGGTGTGCGCAACGCAAGCGGTACTACCACCCAGGATCTTTTCGATGGCTTCGACACCATCACAAAGAAGGAGGTTACTTCCGGTGCTCTCGCTAAGGAGAACGGCAATTACCTCAAACTGACGGATGCCATCACCTCTGCCAACGCCGTGGACGTGGCTAAGGAGATTCTGTTCTCGCTCGACCCTCGTCTTCGCTCGCAGACTCTCTTCATGTTCTGCTCGCAGGACTTCGTGGATAAGTATAACGAGGGTTATCTGCTCACACACAGCGGTATTCCATATAACACGCAGTACAATCAGCCTACTGTCGAGGGTTCTAACGGCAAACTCATCTTCTGTCCGCTTGCTAACAAGACGGACTCGAAGTATATCCATATCTCGCCAAAAATCAATATGCTTTATGGATATGACCAGATGGGCGACGTGGAATCTGTTGACGTTGAGCGTTTCGATGCGTTCCTTCTCTCGTACATCGCCACCATGTTCTTCGGTGTACAGTTCGAGTCTATCGACAAGCGACGCTTGAAGGTCGTTGAACTGGCTGGCTTATAGTCTAACTCTTAACAATAGTAATTATGGCAGCATCTAATACAGACGTACAAAAATCTCTTGCATGGGCGATGGGCACACCGGAACTTCCTGGTGTGCGTCGCCGTGTGTATTATACATCCAAGAATGACATTCTTGTTTGGCCTAAACTTCCTCATAACGAGGTCGGACGTGTTACTTCTTCTGTCTATGACGGCTCCTTCACGTTGAAGGAAAACGCTGTATGGAAATACATCGACATCCTTCCTGAGAAGTCGCAACTCACAAGTGAGGCACAGGGTGAACTGCCGTCACAGACGCAGCTCAACAAACTCGTGGCGGTGCATCCATCGGTAAGCGAGGCGGCATCGGCTGCAGCTGCTTACCTCAATAACAACGACAACGTCTTCATCGTCGAGGACATGAAGGGCAAGCATCGTGTCGTGGGTTGTGACAAGTGGACTACCAAGACCACCGTCACGCAGGATCTCGGACAGGGTGCCACTGGCACCACTGGCACCACTATCAACGTGGAGGCATCGGACGAGTGTCCGGCTCCGTTCTACACTGGCACTATCACCACTGAGGACGGCGACATTGATTGCGCAGCGTAACGGCGAGTAAAGTTATAATCATAGTTGACCATGGACAAGCGGACTCCGATAGACATGCAGGAATTCTTGAATGACATTTCCGTGCCGGACTTATCGGGTCCGCTTGATCTGTCTTCACCCACTGCAGCGCATGAACAGAAGGATATATTCGCCATCGAGAAGCGTAAGGCATGGGATAAGTCGGTCGAAGCGCGGTGCGACTTCATCCGACGCGTCCGGCTTACTCGACGGGCGGACACGTTCTTCATCTCTCTATGGCAGAAGTCGCTGTATGGCAGAACGCTGACGGATATCAAGGGCGACGATAGTATGGTGGCGTTCTTTGCTGATAGCATCTCGCCACTTATCCGTGACATCCTCGGTGAGGAGCTGAACACGGGGGCATGGTGTATTGTCACCACTCCCAAACGTCGCCATCTCGTCAAGAACTTCGCCACTCGCATCAGCGAAATGATTGCTTCCCAACTGAACATCCCGTTCTACGAGGATGTTGCTTTCTGCCATTCAAAGCAGCGTATTGGGGCGGTATTCACCATGAACAATCTCCCAAAAGAGCCTAACTGCATCGTCTTCGACGACTTCGTTACTACAGGCTCTACGCTGAAGGCAATGCGCAATGTGCTTACCGAACATCACAAGAATTGTGTGTTCTTTACTGGTATCAATAATAAATTGTAATCATTATGAACAATCTGACTGACAAACTCCAGCAATGGCTCGACACGCCATTTGCTGAGCGTGACTGGAACGAGGGTGCTATCCTCCTTCTCCAACTCACCAATAACACTATAATGTATCGTAATCTCAGCATCAATCCTAAGGGAAAGGCTGAGTTCATCGAAGGCAAGCTCCGTGCCTTCCTCAAAGCTCGCCGTGAGGTCGAAGCCCACGACGAGGTGAACATCATGCAGGAGCAAGTGGATGCTATCGTGGCAAGTCGAACAGAGTTCAAGGAACACAACGAAGCGAAGGACTTTAAGGCTGGCAAGCGTGCGGATCACGACTCGCTGCCTGAGGATATCCAGGCGCTCTATGTCGAGAACCTTGATATCACTCATCGTATGCGTGAACTCCATTTGCGCCTACGCTTGTTGTCGGACTCTACTAAGCAGATGCCGGCTGCAGAACGCAAGCCGTTGCTCGACGAGTTTATAAATCTCGATAAAAAGTTGCACGCAAATTGGGACACTTATGACCATTATGTAACAAAGGCAGAAAGTGCAGCCAATACCGAAACCAACGAAAGCGAAGAGGAGCAGACTAAGGAAACTGAAATTAGTCCATCACCAACGGACCAATTAGCTGAGCAGCCTGAGGATGCCACTCCTTCCAAGCCGAAGTCCAAGTCTAAATCCAAGAAGTAGTGAAGCGCAACATCAATATAGATGACATCCTAAAGCCACTCTCTGAATGTCCGCACCAAGCGTATCTCTCCAATGCTCTTCAGGTGGCGGACGTCTTAGAGTGGATTTTGGGGCAAGTCGGCAAAGCGGAGATTTGGCAGACATCGTTCTCCATCTCCGAGGAGTTCCTGCGTAGGCTCTTCTTCATCGAGAAGTCCGGAAACATATCTGCCTTTAATCTTGTTCTCGACCATAAGGCTACGAACAAGACTCTGAAGCTATGGGCGTTCATCACGCAGACGATGAAGCGTACCTATCTCGCTGACAACCATTCTAAAATCCTTCTCGTGCAAGCGGAGTCTGGAGAACAGGTTAGTGTTGTCACCTCGCAAAACCTCACACGAGGCAACCGCCATGAGTCCACCTTCATATCCACTTCGCCCGACATCTTTAATACTCTTCATGCGTCCGTCATGGATCTTATAAAGAACCATTCCGTTCCGCTAACCGACCTTTTCCAACAGCGCATCACTGCAGCCGGAGGAAATAACTCTTAATTGAATAACTCAAAATCGGCGCAGCCGACAATTCAAAACTCAAAAATCAAAACTCAAAATTCGAGTATGGATTATTCAGAAGAAACCCTCACGCAGATTGAGCAGTATGCTTCAATCTACCTCAAAATAAGCGATATGGCTGTCATTCTTGGCGTACCGCCTGAGACACTACGCCGTGACATCGCAGACCGAAGTACCGCCGTTTCGCAGCGTTACCACCGTGGCAAGGCTGCTTCACGTGTTAAGCTCCTGCATCAGGAGATGCAGCTCGCCTACGTCGGCTCTCCTCTCGCTCTTGAAAACACCCGTAACAACCTCCTCGATATGGAGGATGATGAATAGCTCACCAAAATTGCCCACAAACAGCCCTCATACCCAAGGCTTAAAAAGGCTTAGGAAGGCTTAGTGAGGCTTATCCCATAACATTAACAATCATGTCTCAGCTCAGTATCATCGATATCGCCAAACAGGACCTTTACACCTCCCAATCGGAATTGGAAGGCAAATATCCTGTTCCCCAAATCGAACATCTTCTTCGATTAAGGGACATGGTCACATGGTCAATCGCCAACCCTGACATGAAGGATCGTCAGTTTGTCGATGAGCTGCGCAGTCGCTACGGACTGTCGCAAGTCACGGCGTATGCAGACTTGAAAATCGTAAAGGCGCTGCTCCCGAACCTATCTGAGTGTACGCGCGATTTCCACCGTTGGCGGTATAACGAGATGATTATGGAAACGTACCAGATGGCGAAGAAGCGTAAGGACACGAAGACGATGGAGAAAGCGGCTACTTCTTATGCGAAGTTCAACCGCATTGACATCGAAGACGAGCAATCTGTGCCGTATCACATGATTGTCGTCCAACCGTTCTTCCCGACTACGGACCCTCGTGTTGTGGGTATCACGCCAGTTCCGAACATCGACGACCGCATCCGAAAGCTCACCCAGGAACTTACCTCTTCGCATCCGGACACGGAGAATATCGAATACGAACAAGCGGATCTTGTTCTTGATGACATCTTTAAGCCTGAAGACAATGACGAACAAAGTTGACACTTCCCTTTGGGATATCGAGGCGAAGCAACACTCTAAGCGTGTGTACTTCAACAAACCTCAGCTCCTTACGCAATACATCGGCGCGAAGACTACGGTCATCGTGGCCGGACGACGCACTGGCAAGACGGACTCCATCGCCTCGCCGTTTGTGCTGCGTAACATGCAGCGTATGCCTGGATCTACTGGTGGTATCGTCGTGCCTACGTTTAAGCACGGACTTACCAACACGCTCCCTGGTCTGCTTGCAGCGTGGAAGCGTTGGGGCTATATCAATGGCGTTCACTATGTGGTAGGCAGAAAACCGCCGAAGTCATTCGCGAAGCCAATCACCGAACCGGCTGACTATGAGCATGTAATCACGTTCTATAATGGCTCGGTGGCTATCATCATCAGTCAGGACCGCCCGGGCTCTTCCAACTCGCTTACGCTCTCGTGGCTGCTCATTGACGAGGCGAAGTTCATTGATTATAACAAGCTGAAGGACGAGACTCTGCCTGCTAACGGTGGCATACGCTCGTACTTCGGGCACCACAGCTTTAACCATAGCATGATGGTGCTTTCGGATATGCCTCAGACCACCAAAGGTTCTTGGTTTCTGCACTATGAGGACAAGATGGACACGGAACTGATTGACACCATCAAGGGCACAATCTATAAAATTTGGCAGACGAAGGAGCGCATTGCACAGCTCAAAGAGCAGCGCAAGCCCATTCCGTCATATCTGCCTAACTACCTCAAATGGCTCGACCAGTCGCTTAACAAGATGCGCTCGGTGGCGGTCTACTATAAGGAATACTCCACCCTCGAAAACTTACAGCTTCTCGGTGAAGAGTACATCCGGCAGATGAAGCGCGACCTCACGCCGAAGACTTTCCAGACGTCAATCCTCTGTCAGAAGATAGGCATCTCGCACGATGGATTTTATTCGTCTATGCAGGAATACCACAAATATGATGCATCGGATTTCGACTACCTCGACTCGCTCGGCTACGACAAAATTATCAAGGAGGCGCAGCAGGACTTGTACACCATCCACGCAACTAACCAGTTCTCCACGCTCAACAGCTCGCTCGACTGTCGCACGGACTCGGACATCGACCCTATGCAGCCTCTATGCATCGGTATGGACTACAATGCCAATATCAATTGGATTGTGTGCGGTCAGCCTCGTGCCAACCGCCTGAACATCCTCAAATCGTTCTATGTGAAGTTCGAGCGCAAAATCCCTGCGCTCGTCGCCGACTTCTGCACCTACTACGCCCCGCATCCTAACAAGACGGTCATCTACTACTATGATGCCACCGCCCTCGGCTCTAACTATGCCGTGAACGACCAGGACTTCCACTGGGTGGTAGTCCATGAGTTTGAGCGTCATGGTTGGCAGGTCATTGACGTGTACCTCGGCAACCCGATGCGACACGATGAGAAATACCTTCTCATCAATCAGGGTTTTGCCGGGAAGCAACGCCTGATGCCGTACTTCAACCGCCAAACAACGATGACCTTATCCTCGCCATCCAGTCCGCAGGAGTGGAGCGAGGTCGCAACGGCTTCCGCAAGAACAAGTCTATGGAGAAGCAGCCGGAGTCCGAAGAAGACCTTCTCGAACACCGTACCGACGGCACCGATGCCTTCGACACCCTCTATATCGGCTGCGAGAAGTTCCCACAGCACGATTTATATCCAATTGCGATTGGTGGGGTGAGATAAATAAATGTTGCAGTATTTAGCTTTGAAATAATGAAGTACGCCATTTTTATGTTATCTTTGCAGTCTAAATTTGATTATCATGGTAAAATATAATAAACCGGCCCTAACATTCTCGCAACAAGTGGACTTGCTTATTGCCAGGGGGCTTGTTGTAAACAATAAGAAAAGAGTGGAGAAAACTCTTGCCAACATCAGTTATTACAGACTTAGTGCATATATGCTTCCATTTAAGGAATGTCAAAATGGTGTTGTTATTGACAGATTCGTTCCTGATACCACTTGGGAAATGGTCTATGATTTATATAAATTTGACCGCAAATTGCGTTTGCTTTTATTTGATGCCATTGAACGCATTGAAATAGCAATACGAACCCAAATCGTTAATCAGTTAAGTTTGAAATACGGCTCTCATTGGCAAGACAATCGTAGTATTTTCAAAGGTCCAATAACTCGTAGACGTAGAGATGGATCTACTTTCACTGATGATGTTTTTGCAGATATGCAGCAACATATTAAGGATAGATTGCATAACGACCGCTCTGAAACATTTATCCAACATTATCGTGATACTTATTCAGAACCGGAAAATCCGCCTTCTTGGATGAGTGTCGAAATAATGTATTTCAGCCAGTTGTCTCGTATTTGTGACGGATTAAAGAGACGTGCTGACATTGTTGGCATTGCTAAGTATTTTTCTTTGCCACCGCAAACATTTCTATCGTGGCTTCATGCTTTGAATTTCACAAGAAACTTGTGTGCCCATCATTCAAGAATGTGGAATAGAGATATGAATATTGTGCCAGAGAAACTGGAGTTTTCAAGAAATCTCAAATGGATATCCAACCCAGATACGGCAAAAAGAAACAAGGTGTACTATTCTGTGTGTATGATATACTACCTGTTGCAGACAATAAACCCACGAACGTCATTTAAAAAGCGACTGGTTGATTTGCTCGAAAAATATTCGCACGTAATAAACCTTAATTCAATGGGATTTCCTGCAAATTGGAAAGACGATAATTTTTGGAAATAACATTTTTTTGCTTGAAAAACTTTGTTATCACAAAAACTAATCGTAATTTTGCAGCAGAAAATTTAATAGATAGTTTTTAAACTTAAAGATAATAGGCCTCCCAGGCGAGCTTTCGAGCAGCATACTTGGGGGGCGTTACTTATTTTATAGGGTATAGTCATATAGAGTTACTTTAACTCTGTTGAAGCGGAACACTGCCTAATCACCCTTTCCTATACGCCTTTGTCTTGCGCCCAACGCAGGATGAAGGCTTTTCTTTTTTTCAGCGGTAGACTCCGCCTTCAGCACCTCCTTCGCTATTTGCACCTTTAGCTTTTGCAATCTCTCAGGCGTGAGAGTCAATAACGTAATGTAGCCAATCCCGATTTTCAAAGGAGTAAGGCGTGGCACACCACCTTTCCTGCACTTTGTGCATCTTTCCTATGCTGTTATCTTGATAGCTTGTTCCACCGTCCCTGTCATTGTCTGTGGAGTAATTGGCTTTTGTTCGCCACCAAAATGACAAGTATTCATATTAGCCTTTTCTCATCCGTTCCACACTCTCATTAGTGAATTGGCTTCGATATTACTGATGTCCGTTTCATTATGCAGCAAGCACATCCACCTTTCTGCTTGCCTAAAAGATAGGTATCTGTCTGACACGATTTCATCATGGAAGATGTAGTCATCCCATCCTATGATGACAACAGAGATTGCACAATTCATATCACCAGTCTTCTTCTTTTATTATTCCGGAGTAATATTCTGAAGTGGTGTTTTTCGTACCAAATCATTTTATTTGTTCGACGTGAAGCACTTACCAAATGTAATGCTTATGATTTTTCCTTTGCAAAGTTAGCGCAAGCGGCATTCTGAAAGGGTCGCGCAACACGCTTATCCTAAGATTTTTTCAAAAGTTTTTGGGGCAGGTTTGCCTCATTCCAAAATCTTTCAAGCCCTGAAGGATGAAATAATCTTGGCTATCCCTTGCATTTACATGCCTTCTCCTTGCTGCTACTTGTATGCACGTAAAAATTACAAAAGCACTTCGGTGCTTCACTTTTAAGTCGAACAAATAAAATTTTAAAGATTATGGTACACACCACTTTTAATTCAGAATATCACTTCGGTAAAAGAAGTTCAAGACAGGTTGAATTGTCAAGCAATCTCTATCAGGTTGTCATCAATGGAGAGGATGGCGAGTATATCGAATATGAAATCGAGGCTGACAGCCATTCTGAGGCAAGCGCCAAGGCGGAAGCACTCGCAGCAGACAGCTTTGTAGACATCAGCTATATCGAAGTCTATCTCATTCACTAATCAGATTGTTTCACTCTTAAAATAAGAAAGTTATGAATACTTCAAATGTCATTTTAGCAGCTAAAGCCAATTCCGGCAAGTCCACAAACAATGTATGGGTCGTTTACACAAGCGATAACAGCTCAGATAAGATGTATTGCACAAGTGCATACAAGGCTATGCGCCTCGCCTTCCTCCTCAAAAAGAGGTTGGGATTGAACATCTCTGATAATTGCCTCGCACGCCTCTCGCAAGAGATTGCAAAAGCTAAAGCCCCACAAGGGGCTGCGGTGCAGGAGGTGCAGAAGCCGGAGCCAGCTCCAGTAGAGGAAAAGCCAAAGAAGAAAAGAGGGCGCAAGCCAAAGGCTGAAAAGGCTGCTTAGGCAGTCTTCCACTTCCGCCCGGCTCGAAGGAGTCGGGCTTTCTTCTGTCGCTGCTGCAAGATCGTAGCAAGTCCGCACTTGCCTACACTCCATACTAAAGCCCTTTGTCCTTCGAGCCGTGCAGAGCAACGCTGCGGTTGGGTCTTTTCTTATACAGGCAAAGCCTGTTATCTTTGAAAACAAAAAGGTCATGCTGAAAATCAATTATAATCCTTCTCTCTACGTCTTCACTTGCAACATCCCATCGGAGATAGAAATATCTACTGATGCTGCTTCGGTATATGTCACTATCGCATGTGGTCCTGACACTATCTTTGAAACTACGCTTTACCCTTACAACAACATCGCCATGCTCTATGATGCTCGCTCCATCATCGAGGGTCACTTGTTGGATAAGCAGCGTGTCTTCTCCAACTTCGTCATCACGGCGGACACAAAGACAGAGGAGGCGACCACGCCGGAGCGCCATTTCATTTACTCTCGTCTGAGCCTCGCTACAAATGCCATGGGCTTCGTACAGCTGTTCTTCCTCACCACACGCTCGATGTTCACTATTCCACGCAATTCGTTTCAGGCACTTTCAGCGTTTTACTTGCCTGATGTCACGTTGCAGGGCTACACCGAGTGTCTGGCTCTCTTCGATGGCGAGTCAATACCTCGCATGGTTCGCATCGAGGATGCTAAGGTGGACACCAAGAACTCCACCTTGATACGTAACATTATAAGTCCTATTGCTATAGAAACCCGCATCGGCAGCAAGTGCCGACTGCTCCAGTTTACCGTACATCGTGGCTTTCTTGCCAAGACGTTCTATGTCACTGACCGTACGCCGAACCTCACGCTGCTCGTGCGCAATGAATTCAACTGCGATGAATACATACACCTCACTTGCGTCACCAAGAGCAAGCTCGACCTCGACCGTTCCACTGCCACCTCGCTCGGTGTCACCACCTTCTATGATGACAAGTCAGCCTACGAGTATGACGTAGAGTCCTCGATGCTTACCTTCGAGGAAGCCAAGCACTTCTCCCACCTCCTCCTTTCTCGCCATGTCAACATCGTGGAGAAAGGCGGTGCCGTGGCACCCATCACCATCACTGACATAAACAGTGAAATCTCCGATGCCGACAACGCCACGAACAGCATCAAGTTCAAGTACAAGTACAGCAGCCATCATTTCCCATTCACCATCGACTACGGCAACAACATCTTCGATGATCCTTTCTACCGCACCTTCGACTAATCCACATCGCTATGCAATCAATATACATCACCACACTCCGCAAAATCCTATCCAGTCCCGAACCCATCGACATCCGTCTCTGGACTCGCAGCGGTGAAATCCAGTCCTGGCACCGCTGCATCTCCCTCAAATATGACTTCTACAAAGGCACAAGAAGAATGAAGCTGCTGGACTCCAACGAAATCCGGCAGCTTCGCGATGTGTGTATATTTGAGGTGAATGGAATTGAGGTATATATGTAAAATTTATTTTTCCATATCAGAAACTCCATATCCCTTAGATTTGTTCAAATCTCTAAGTCTATCGTAAAGTCCATAAACATTACGGCTATTAGCAGCCCATTCGCTAAGAATATTAACTAATTCTTTATAGTCAACACTGTAGGCCATACGACTATCAGCATGGCGATATCCTCTTTTATCCTTTCTTTGACCACGCGTTAAATATGTATTAATTTCTTCATAGATGGGCTTTCTGGCCACCTCATTATTTTTACCTTTAGGGAGGTATTTTCTCAAAAGCTTACGTACCACATTGTAATAAAGATCATATTTCTCTTTAGGATTATCTATTGGTTTATCCAATATAGTATCAATTTCATTACGAATTTCTATATTGCCGTCACTCGTGAAGAGAAGTGATTCCTCTTTACTTTCATTTGCTTTTAACAACAACAATTCAATCTCTCTCTCTTTAGCTTGCTCCTTTTTTAAAGCAAGTTCCTCAAGTTCTAATTTTTCTTTACTCATAATTATTTACAATTAAAAGTTTTTTTATTTGTTTTGCGTTTTGGACCAACTCTGAAGACTCAAAAGGATTCATATTTATAGTCTTTAGTGCTTTTGTTGTATTGGGGATATATTTGTTAAATTTAGCCCATGCATCATACTTATAACAATATGTTGAATAAATAATAGACGGATGGATACCCCATTGTTGCGCATAAGATAACACGTTTATATGTGAATTTATATATCCTTCTATAAAATTTAGTTTGTCATCACTCAACAAAATTTGCTGAGCAAAGTAATCTGCTCTATCCTCGTTCGTCAACATTAAGTCGCCATAATCACTGCTTATATGGTAGCATTTTCTGGAAATATCCTCTAAATCATAGAGAACATGATACAATTCATGCATAAGTGAAAACCATAAAGTTGGGTATTTTTTCCCTAAGTCAGATATAACGATACATGGCTTTTCGTTTATGCACAAAGTCGCCCCTCGAACTTGTTCTTTGCTTAAACAAGGTTGATAAATTACCGTAACTCCAATTGAATATAATGCTTTTGCAACTGTTATTAATCCATATTCTTCATTTCTTGAATACGGTTTTATTTTAGGTATTATTTCTATTAATTTTGAACGACTATATTTATTGGGGTTGTCTATTGAAATAAATTGAGTGTAAGCCGAGCGGATCCAAAACTCCCTCATCTTCTCATTTGAGGTCTTCTTTGTCCTACTAAATGCACGTCCTAAATCATCAGATGCAAAATCATACAGGCTTTTTAGATTAAAGAACTTCTTTATTCGAGAAACTATATTTTTGGTACTATTTTCAGATGTTAGAAAGCCACATTTCTTTAATGTCTGCAAATCAAACATCTCTACTAAATATCCAGCATCTCGCGCATCTTGAATTTCGCCAATAACATCAGCGTCCATTGTTGGCAAGTATGATGATGCCAACTGTTCAAACTCAATGCCAATGAAATTCGCTAATTTTATGAAATTAACCAAATTAATTTGTTTCGCCGTTCCCTCAAGAATAGGTTTTAGGCTATTTAATTGAATACCCAATAATTTTTGTATTGCTCTATCAGAAAGCCCAAGCCTGTTTTTCTTTATCTCATATAACTCCTGCAAAGAGTGCGATGCTATATTTTCATCACACTCTCTTATTGCAGGTCGTAATATGGGAGAAAAGTTATTGTCTATTTTCATAACGATTAAAATTTTATGCAAAAATACATATTTATCTTGATTACACCAAATTTCCGCATAAAAATTTAATCGCTTTATCTTAAATAATTCTGTAATTATATAGTAATACTATATTTTGTCACTATCATCAAACGGCAGCAGATTATTGAACTTATCAAAATCTGAGCTGAATAATTTGTCTTGTATAACTCTATATTTTTCAAACTCTGACTCCGCAAAACTCTTTGCAAACTCAGCCGTCACCTTCCCGGCATCATGCAAAACGGCATCACCTCCAGCTTCAAGGATGATGTCTATTCGTTTTGCCCAATCTTCCATTGACATAGGGATATGTCGCTTAGCCATACGTTCTGCCATGTCAAGAACAGAGTTGACGAGTCTGCCCATGTCTTCCAGCTCAACTTGTTTCAGATAATTCTTGGCAATGCTCACATCAGGTTTAACAATCTTTCCATCTGGAGCATTTTCCCATGTCGTCAACCCCATGTGCTCCTTTTCTGCGTTCGCACGCTCAACAATAAGTTCTGCAGCAGTGTGCCCATGAACGGCATAATGCATCTTATTCTGAACTTTCTTATAGAAAAGCCGAGTGGTTGGGGCATCCTTGTTGTAATCAATGGCCGTGGCATATATATCCGTAAGTTTCTGATAAAAGCGACGCTCGCTCAATCTTATCTCACGAATTTCTGCCAACAAGTGCTCAAAGTAATCTTCTCCAATGAATGAGCCGTTCTCCATACGTTTCTTGTCTATGATATATCCACGCAATGAAAATTGGCGGATGACGTATGTACACCATTGACGAAATTGTGTGGCACGTATAGAATTAACGCGATAGCCAACAGAAATGATAGCATCGAGATTATAAAACTGCGTATTGTATTTTTTACCGTCCTCGGCAGTATGTGCAATTTTTGCACATACTGAATCTTGTTGCAGTTCTTTTGTTTCAAAGATGTTTTTCAGGTGCTTGGTTATCACACTTCTATCAACATCAAAGAGTACAGCCATTGCCTTCTGCGTAGCCCATACCGTTTCGTCTTTATACAATACCTGTATTCCCTGTTCCTTACCTTCTGCAACAAAGGTCAGAAACTCTGCCGTACTATTTCTTATTTCAAATTTCTTTGCCATGTCTTTACTTTCTATATTTTATCATTTCACTTCCTTTCAAATATATAGGCATACCCTTGTCATACGCAGCAGACTTTAATTTCTCTGCCTGAATAATTCCGTTTATGTCGAACTCTCCAAGAGTTATTTCCTCGTCAAAGAAATAACAGAAATACCGATCATGTCGAGGATTAACATATCCTTGATTAATCATCTGCTCACGACTCAGTTCACCAGTATTTTTTACACGAAACGCCTTGTACACTTTCTTCTCGCCATCCATATACAGAATAACAAACTTAGCGTGTTTCACATAGTCACGGCTCTTCACAACACCGCCATGGACATCCTTGCCAAGACGCACATTATAGGCATCGTCGCGCTTGCCACCCTTTCGACTGAATATCCAGTGCAAATGGTCAAGTCCGTTTACTATGCCGATAAGAATAGTAGTATATGCGTAGTTCTCCAAATAGTGCATCGTAAGAAACTGTTTGGGAATCTCGTCATGCGACCGTGGTTCCACTATCGGCATGACATCCTCTGGAAGACTCCGAGGGTCCACACCTAACTCACATGGTGCTACATAGAAAGCTTGCTTTAGGTCGAACATCACTTGTTCGTTTTCATCAGCTATTAGCCTACGTGCTTCTTCTGCCCGTATAGCGTCATGCTTCACATTCTTGTAATACTCATATTCTTTATCAGGATTGCGCAAAGCCAAAGAATAATACTGCTGGTCGCTGCCTTCTCTGTTTTCAAACGGATGGAACACCTTGCCGAGCAACAACTGGAAATTGTCTTTTATGTATTCTTCAGCGTTAACATTGGCATGTGCCGTCATAGCATAGAACGCGAAGTTCTTCTTCAGCATCTCCTGTATCTCTTCACGAAACATCATGCGCACCTTCTTTCGCCATTCCGCTTTTCTTACTGTATTGTTCCTGCCGTACAATGACACCACAAACAGAAAGTTGACATCATAATGTGCCAGAAGGAACGTGTCACGGTCGAAGAGACGATTGTCAAACTGACGGCTTAAGTAATATGCTTGCCTCCGTTTATCCTCCGGCTTTGAGCTGTCCAGCAGATGTATGTCGTCATCTGCGCTGAGTACATTCTGGTTGGCAGAAATAAAGAAGTTCGGGATAACATTATATCCCTCAGTGACGTCATCACGCAGTTTAACGTGTCCGTCTTGGTCTTCCTTCTTTCCATCATTAAAGAGGTCAAGGTTCCACTGTATCACATTACGTGCATAAGTAAACTGCTTGTATACACTCTCTACACCGAGAGCATTACCTCGTTTGTAATACTTGGAGTCACCAATATAGTAGATGTTGTCATCGTTATCGTTATTGGTCAACTCTTTGTATTGATACATGTGGTCCACACGCTTGCCGTCGGGCTGATCTTTCAAATCCTTTGGCAGTTGTTTTCTTTGGTCTCCTGCTATCAATTCATCTATGATTGCTTCAAACACTATATGGAAACTCTTGACCAAAAGATATTCCTTCTGGTCTATATTAAGAGTAATGTTTTCAGGACGGTCAAAAAAAGCATAGCACAATTCCCATAACTCCAGTGCTTTGTCTGAAAAATATTTATACTTAATTTGTTTCAGACGACGCTTCCCAAATCCTCTAACATATCGTTTAAACTTTTCACCTCTTATCAAAGGGAAGTTTACATTGATGCGTACGGGGAAACCATACTCGTCCTGCATGTGCTGAAGGATGCTATAGTAAATGACAAGAAGTTCCTCGTCAAAGTTTATCTGACGCTTCTTGTTCACGGGGTTTAGATAGCTAACGTCTTGGCGGCGTGAGCCTCCCGTGCCGTCCTGTATGATGGCTTGGCTTTTCGATATGGTCCGTGTCCAGTTTATCTTGTTCACGCCGGAGTGCAAATTCTTGACCACGAACATCACGAAGCTCTCGTTCTTACGGTTCCATTCCTGCAAGGCAAGCAACACGTCCAAAAAAGTGTTGGCACGGCGCTTTTTCATGTGTCCCATCATCGGGGCTCGCCGATAGAGCACGATGCTTGGCTGATTCTTCGGACTGTCCATGCGGTCGAACTCATGGTCTTTAAAAACGCAGATGGCACGATATATCCAAACGCTCAGATTATAGATGAAGGTATATTCCTCCGTTTTCAGCTCTTTGCTGTCGTCCGCATTTATCAAGTCCTTAGGTTCGATATGACCGAACACCTTTTCATGCCCGAACGCACCCTCAAGCAAGACCTTTGGCAGAATAAACACACAATCGTTAACGTCGGGATCTGGATTGAAGAAGTAGCCCACATAACTCAGACTAACTTTTCCTTCCACGTCCTGAAGCACACCAAGACCCTTGAGAACGTCAGCGACGTCCTCATAGTCATATTGGTATTCTTCGATTAGTATGCGCATATTCCTATTCCGTTTCTTTTTCTACTGACCAACCTTGTTTCTTAGCAAAGTTTATGATGAAATCAATGTTATACTTGTTCCACCAAGTCAGAACTTTATAATTAACACTATCTGAAGAAGTTTGTTCATCGCCAAAGCAATCCTGATAGCTTCCATTTATGTCTTCGACTTTTGCCAAAACACCCTTGTATCTATACTTGTTATCTACACTTTCATCAAAAGCGAGATCTTTCTGAAGCTCTTCAAAAGTTTTGTCAGAATGTTCATTGATGTACTTCATGACAATTTTATATCCGAGGTCTTTCTTTGACAAACGAGTCTCACCGTTGAATGAGTATTTTGTGTAATCTATACCGTTAGAAGGATTACCATCTAAAGATGGTCCTTCTTCGTTTCCGCTCTTAATGTTGTTATCTCCGACTACAGCAACTAAGAACTTGCGGATAGCTTCTATGTTAACGGTGTTATCATCCTTATAGAATGCCTCAAACGTTGCTTCTTCAGTGTCTTCTCCAACTTTAAACAAAGAAGTGTCGCCGTCCTTGAACACGTCATTCCACAAATAGAATAGCACTTTGCCGATAAACTTATCCTCTGATATAATAAACCCTAAAGTGTCAGGCTTGCAGAAGAAATAGCCCAGCTTCTTGTCGTCGCTACTTGTTTCCTTGGCAATCTTCTTGTTTATCTCGGTAACGAAAGTCCACCAGTCACATTCCTCAGAACCGCACTTTATCTTCCAGTCCTTCTTGGCATCCGTAATCTTCACGTATTTCCAGTCCCAACGGCGCTTAAATGCAGAGTCTATTGGGAACAAGCTCTGATCACTTGTATTCATAGTCGCCCAAATATACAAGTTGTTTGGCAATAACAATACTCGGCCTTCTTTTACCGCCTCTGTAATACCTGCGTATCCAGAAACTACACCATCAATATTGAATCCTTCACCAAGAGAAAATTCTCCATCTTCACTGAAAGCTTTGCTTATCTCTGTCTGCAAATCTGTGTCAGACTCTATTGGATATGTGGAAAATCCATTATCTGCACGATCAAGCAGCTGGAATAAGTCGCCGAATATCTGCGCACAGTTACCTCTATTTATCTCCTCAATGATAAGAAACTGTACATCTGTAGTCTCACCGCCAATTGCGAACTTCTGCCATGCAGCAAGGTAAGCTTTCAGAAACGCCTGCTTCACATACTTATACGTAATACGTTCTTCCTTCAGTTTCTTACCATCCTCTATAACCACATGTCCAGACACGTCACGCAAATCCACTTGCGACATTACAGGCTTATATGCTCCCACAAAAGTAGAGTAGTCGCTGTCTGGATGAAACGTGGTACGTATTGCAGAATACGATCTGGTAATTTCGTTTATCTCATACGACTTTCCGGTGCCTGGAGCACCATAGTAAATCTGCTGCAAAGCTAAATGATGGTTAGCATGATCATTGACTTCCAATTCTTTTGAAGCTACTTCATCATTGTTTTCAACTTTGATATCCCTAATACTTAGAGAAGTATTTAATATCTCAGAATACTCCTTAATATTAAAATTATAGTTCTCGTTAACAGTTACTAAAGACTTCTTGTAATTAAGCCAAGGAACAAGATTTTCTCTCAACATACTATTCAGTATCCGTGTTGGCCCAACAATTTCATCTGACTCCAAGGAAACTTCATTGCTAGAAATCAAGCTTTTGTATATTCCCTCAGTCTGGAAATACAAATCATTTTCTCCATGTCTGAGTTTGAACAAATTATTCTCTATACATATATTTAAGAATAGACAAATACGTTGTTCTATATTGTTTCCTATTTGCTCGTTTTGCAGCCATGCTAAAAGCGTTTCTTTAACAGACTCCTCTGAGTTAGAATCAAGAATTAGATCAAAAGTCATCATATTACTTGCAAAATCAATTCTCTTAGGATACCTAACTCCACCAGTACGTTCTTTTGTCATAGACAAAGAACTGTTTTCAAAGCCTAAACGTCCCAAAGCAAACATCAATGTAATGCCAACATACAAAGACTCAATTTGGCTAGTTAACAGAGGGTTTTCATCTATTTTCTCAATAATATCTTTATTATTTAAGAAATTCTGAATAAATGATTTGTATTCTTGCTTTAACACAATTCCATTTCCTTTACTCTCAGCATACAATATTGAAGATTTCTTGTTGTTAGCCAAGTAAAGTAAATATGTAAGTGCTATAACTTTTCGAAGATTGCTAAGTGATGATTTTATCCCTGTTAAGGAATTAATAGCATCTCTTTGTATGTACTCTTTAGGATTTATCATATCTCATTATTTTTAATTACATTTGCAATAGCCTTCGCTAATAATGGAGGAACAGCATTACCTACTTCTTTCATTTGAATAGTTTTAGAACCATAGAAAATGAAGTCATCAGGGAAAGACTGAATTCTAGCTGCTTCTCTTACTGTTAAACATCTATTCAAAAAAGGATGTGTAAATCGTCCAGACGATGGCGTGTCAAAACGAGTAGTAATCGTCGCAGCGACATCATCTTCCAGTAGGCGACAATAAGTTCCACTATAAATGGATTTCGTTCTTTCTTCTTCTGGTAAGACCTTACCGCCTTCGCCAACAGGTACCATAGCCATTCGACGCAAAGCTGTTGCATTATGTTTGGTCGCAACATGGTTATACAGAATTTTACATTCCCCTCTTAATTCTTTTTGATAAGGAGTTATTGCTTCCTTGTCGTAATCTGAAACCTCATGCCCTTCACCCGAGTTAATGAAAGGGAGGTCATAGATTGCATCCTTTATAGTTGTGCGTACCCCTAAAGGCTTAGGCAATTCAATCTCAATATTACCCATTTGCCCAATAAACACAGCTCTATGTCTGTCTTGTGGAACGCCAAAATCTGTGGCTTTAAGAATGCCGTATTTTACTTCATACCCAAGTCTATTGAACGCACCAACTATTTCATCCTTAAAATATCCACTTGATGTTGTTATAATCCCTGGTACATTTTCTAGAACAAAATATTTAGGTCTAAACTCTTCAACAAATCTTACATATTGATGGAATAAGAAGTTTCTAGGGTCGTCAAGACTTAATCGTTTCCCTTTTTGGGAGAATCCTTGACATGGAGGTCCTCCTATTATAACATCTATATGAGGATGTTTTTTATGGAGCTCATTAATATTAACGTCCCTAATATCGCAAGGATACACATCTGTTTCAGGATGATTCTTTTGATAAGCTGATGCAATGTCTTTGTCGAATTCAATTGCAAAAGCAACAGAGAAATCTCCAGCCATTCTAAATCCTTCCGACATACCTCCTACACCAGCAAAAAGGTCTCCTATAATCATTTTGATAATTCTTTTATATTTAATATTCTATCGTTAGCAATTTGGTAATATGATTGGTCAAGTTCAATACCAATGTAACGTCTATTATTGAGGGCAGCAGAAACACATGTAGAACCACTTCCCATAAATGGATCTAAAACAACATCACCAACATTTGTTAACACATTGATTAGTGTATTCAATATGGATAGTGGCTTTTGTGTTGGATGCTTGCCATATTTTTTTTCTGAACTTGGACATACTGATGACTCAAGAAAATCATGCAGCACTTCTCCGTTATTATTGAACGTTCCAGAAGTCCCATTATTGATAAAATATATCCAACATTCTGTTGAATTAACAAAATGTATATTCATATTTCTAGGCATAGGATTGGTCTTATGCCAAATTCCTGTGGTTTTATAATAAAACCCATGTTTTTGAGCAAGCTCTATGATATCTGCCACTTTAAGAACGGACATAAATACTATTAGCGTTCCTCTTTTCTTTAAGACACGCGAACACTGAAAAAGGAACTTATTCATGTTCGTTTTCCATGCCTTATACTCCATATTGTCCCAGCCAGCATAAGCAAACTGGTTATCACGCATTTTCCCCAAATTGGTATTACGCTTATGCATGAAAAGCCCAAGATTATAAGGAGGGTCTGTTATGATACAATCAATAGAACCGTCTGGTAATGTCTTCATAACTTTAAGACAATCACCATTTAACAGTTGTGACTGATTAACGTCTATATTTATTTTTGTTACCATGATTTATTTCTTAGTTGACCACAATAACTCCTTTACGTCAACCTCCAATAATTCTGCAACTTTTTTCAAAGTTGGTAAATCTGGTTGCGAACTATTCGTACACCACTTTGAAACAGTGGCTGGATTCTTACCAAGTTCGTTTGCAAGCCAGCTATTTGTTCTTTTCTTTTCTGCAAGAACAACCTTTAATCTATTTATATCTTCCATTTTTAAAATCATTGCGTTCAACGCAAAATTAATCATTTTATTTTTGAAAACAATGAAACCAACTGTTTATTTTAACTAATTTTTACACAATATCAACTATACATGATGTTATTTGTCTTTTCCGCCTCATTTAATCAACTGTATCTTTGTCTCAAAAACAACATATTATGCCCGATACACTAACATTTACATCCGTCCATACTATCCCCAGAACCCACGCCTCCGCAGCCTTCACCTCCAAGACATCTGAAGTCTTCAAGGAGGAGCACAACATCGCACCAATCATCATCAACGACAAGATGAAGTACATCCCGTGGGGAGGCGACAATCAGATGCCGTACAACATTATCGACCTCATCGAGTCTGACGAGACAATGAGCACTTGCCAGATGTTCAACGCTGAAGTCTGCTATGGCAGCGGACTTGTCTATGACACAGGGCTTGCCACCGCACAAGTCCAGTCGCAAGTTGATGACTTTATGCTTGACAACGACCTCGCAAGTTACTTCCTCGGTGTGTGCCAGGACTTCAAGCACTTCGGATTTTGCGTCAGCGTGATCATCCTCAATGAGGATGCCAGTCGCATTGTCCGTATCGTTCGCAAGCAAGCGTGCTACGTCCGCTTTGCTCCTGCTGACAAATCGGGCGTGATACCTTATATCCTTTATGCCAACTGGCGTAATACGGTCAGTCCGGATGACATCGAGCGCATCGAACTTCTCAATCCACAGTCGCCATTCACCGACCTTCAGAACAGAGGAAAGAAAATCAAGAAGTTCGCTGTCGTCAGCCGTATTCCTACGCCCGACAATACGTATTATCCAATACCGTACTACGCAGCTCTTTTCAAAGGCAAGTGGTTCAACATCAAGCAGCTCATCGGCATCGCCAAGGAAGCGAAGCTCCGAAACTCGGCTCCCATAAAGTACCACATCGAGATTGCCAACTCCTTTTGGAACAACATCTTCAAGGTCGAGGGCATTACTGACCGTGTCAAGCAGCAGGAACGTGTCAACGAGGAGAAGGACAACATCATCAACTTCCTTACTGGCATGGAGAACAGTGGAAAGGTGCTCTTCTCCACGTTCTATGTTTCACCCAATGGTGAGGAGCAGCATGACGTGGTCATCAACAAAATCGAGACGGACAAGGAGGGTGGCGACTGGGCTACGGACATTGTCGAAGCCATCAATATGATGTGCTTTACCATGCGAGTCCACTCCAACCTTGTAGGCTCGGTGCCTGGCAAGTCGCAGACCAATAACTCCGGCAGCGACAAACGCGAGCTTTACACCATCGCCCAGGCTCTGCAAAAGCCTTACCACGACCTTCTTTTTTCCGTTCACCGACTGATCATCCGTTTCAACAAATGGACAGCGGTCAAGCCGGACTGCCCATTCATCCAACTCACCACGCTCGATGAGAATAAGGACGCAAAGCAAGTTTCAATCAATAAATCCAAAGACAATGAGCAATCTGATAAATGACAACGAAACTCTAAGAAAGTACGTTCCCAACACGCTCAAAGCGGTTGCTGGTGAGCTTTCTCTTTTCAACAAGATACAGTATCACCTCTTACAGGCGGAGCAATGGCTTACCGCCACTTTCGTTTCGTCCGACACGATGAGTCGCATCCGCACGTACTCTGACAGCACACCGCTCCTGCATTACTGCCGTATCATCACGGCTGCAGAGGCGATGCTGCACGCCGTGCCACAGCTCGACCTCATCCTTACGCCTAACGGTTTCGGCATTGTCAGCAATCAGAATGTGATACCGGCATCTAAGGAGCGCATCGAGAGGCTTCTTCTTTCTCTTGAAAAACAGCGCGACGATGCGCTTGCCGTTATCCTCACCTTGCTTCCGGATGCTCACCATTGGACGGCTTCGGAGCAGTTCAATTACTTCGCTGCCACGATGTTTTCCACGCTCGACATTGTGCACCAACTGGGCTTCGCTGACCATATTTGGCTGCGATACCAGGACACTCGTGCCAAGTTGCTCGCCATTGAGCACCGCCTCGAAACGGAGTTCTTCAGTCCGGAACTCATGGACATGCTTCGCACGGCCAACGCTCTCAACAAATGGGACATGACTCTCGACACCGCTCAATACAAGCGGATGTATCAGCGCATCTCTGCCATTGAGTTTTCTATTCTCCGCATCGGTGAATATCCGATACCAAGCATCATCGACATAGTGAACAGCATACGTTTAGCCAAAGGCAACGTATTCGCTGAATGGAAACAGTCTGACACCGCCAAACTCTTTGAAGACCATGGATATAAAAATAAAAAAGGAGCAAGTGGGTATTTCTTCTGAAAAAGTTGCATTTTCCAGGCAACATTTAAAGAGGTTGTGCGTTTTATAATTAAAACCATTAAATATATAACAAATGAAAAAGAGACTATTTGCAACCATGTTGCTTTTTACTTGCATCTTGTCTTTAGCTTCATGCAGCAAAGACGATGGTGATTGGGATGCCATGAAATGGGAAAAGAACAATTATGAAGTAGCGCTAACACCAAGTTTTGGCAAGGCTATTGGCGTGCCAAAGTCTGGCGGTACATATACTTTCAAATGCAAGAATTACAAGAATTTTTGGATTGAATACGTTAATGAGTCGGTGGGTGATAAAACTAAAACCATTATAAACGTTCCTGCGTATGATGACAAACTTTATTCCGAAGTTAAAGGCAACTTTACATCTTCAAAGGTGGAAGGAAATACGCTCACTGTTACATTTGCTCCCAACGAAACACAGAATGGACGTTATGTTCGTGTAAACGTTTCTGCAGGTGATATTTTTGATAAAATCATGTTTGTGCAGAAACCAGAATAAACAATTTGTCTTTTCCCCCATACAAATGCTTCCGTACTTTCGCAGTATGGAAGCATTTTTCAATTTATCCCTACCCACTGATTGGCAGTCACTATCTGACAGCCAACTCCAATATTTCTTCACGCAGCTCTCGCATGATCTGCCAATGGAAGAAATACTCACTCTCTGCCTGTTCAAATGGGCAGACCTAAGGGTGTTGTGCAAGACGCATGACGGCAGCTATCTCGTAAAGCACCGCCAAGCACCCAAGCATGAAACAACGCTGACCATCAGACAAGTGCAAGCAGCCACGGCTACATTGGACTTCTTACGACAGTTCGCACCATTGCCGGTTCGCATCTCCAAAATCGGAAGAGCCACTGCCATCGAAGCCGACTTCCAGGGCGTGCCGTTCTCGACGTTCATCTCTGCCGACAACTACTATCAGGGCTTTCTCCACACCAAGAACGATGCCTTATTGAAAGACCTCGCCACGCTTCTGTACCCAAAGGTAAAGTCGCGTCACCTCACAACACCGCTTTTGCTCAACTCTTTCTATTGGTTCTCGTCGCTGAAGCATTACTTCGCCCATCTGTTTCCGCACTTCCTGCAGCCAGTGTCCTGTTCTTCTGAAGACCTACTTGGCTATGCACCGCCCATCGGCGAGGTGCTACGGACTGCCATGAACGCACAGATCCGTGCGCTTACTAGAGGTGACATCACCAAAGAGGAAGCGGTGCTCTCTATGGACACATGGCGAGCACTCACAGAACTCGACGCTAAGGCTAAAGAAGTTGAAGACATCAAACGACAAACGAAATGACAGACAAGAATATCAATTGGGATGCATCATCTTTCTTTGAAAGACTTGCATCCAAAAACAAATTAGCTAAGACAGAAGAATTTCGATTCTGCCGTGTTTCCGGACTGGAAGGATTTGAAGAAGCTATTCAGCATCTCCAATCCACAGCCAACTTTATTGCCGTTTCTGATATATCACAAGGATATACAGAGCTAAACACAACACCGCACACACGAAGAGTAAAAACAGTATTCTTCGCTATGCGCCATGCACTCGACGATATGCAAGCACGCCAGGAGTGCATGGATACTATGCGTGAGCTATTCCGACAATTCATGTCGGTGCTCATACAAGAGAAAACGAGAGTCGAGGAAGAACACATCTACCTCGACCCTCGTATCTCTTTTCAGGAAATAGACAAGTATTTCCTTTCAGGCTGTGCCTGTGCCTTCTTCCAAATAGCTACGGACGTTTATACTGACCTACGCTATAATGAAGAGGAATGGGAATTATAATATTAAAATCCAGCAAATAGATTAAAATCTATCGGGACATCATCATTACTATGCTGATTCTTGAACTCTATAAATCTCATTTTTGTTTCTTCTGGTATTTTATTATATAGTTCCTCTGACATTCCAAAATTTTCGATTTTTGTTGCAAACAAATCTGTAAGCATATAACCTAATGAATTAGCATCTAGATTTCCCCATAACTCTGTATATTTCCGGATGTGGGAATTTACATGATTTTGGGGATATCCAACAATTATATCCAATGTATTCTCACGTGGTATTATATGGATAAACAATATTGATTCTCTAATCATTATTCCATCTGACAAATCATAGTGATCATCTTCTCCATATATTGCTGATGCATAAATATCAAGTTTCGGATAAATATAATGTTTGAAATAAAAGAGCCCACTATTATGGTTTATTTCTTCTGTCAATTCGTCCTTTAATCTACGAAGAAAAGTTCCAGTACATAAAAATTTGTATATATGCTCAGATACCTCATCATTGACAGATATATTTAATTCTTCATTATTCGATATAATTTCTAACCATTGATTAGCGACTATTTCAATTTTTACTAACTCACCACATAATGCTCTATAACTATATAAAAGTTGGTTTCTATAGTTATCAAGATTGAAGTCTTTTACTTCAATACTGCGAAACAATTCTGTGTCATGCTTAGCACAAAATATAGGATATGACAGTGCTTCGTTTATACCTATAGACTTAAACTCCCAATTATTATCATCTGCAAACCAATAGAGAGGATATCTGTATTTTACCTCTCTAAACTTGTGAGAACATGAAATGTTATTTAAAATGCCATGTCTCTGTAGAAGGTGAGAGTTTATTGCAAACTCTGTACATCCAGGACATTGACATTTTATTTCTTTTAATACCTTCCTTTGTATTTTTGCCAATAACGCCAGTTGTTGTTTGGTTGCTGTCATATTTATTATTTTTCAGAAATAAACCTATAATTACCTTTTATTAGAAAGGGTTTCTATTGTTCACATCTTCTGTTTTTATTATAATCTTGATTTATATAATATTAATTGCAAATATAATAAACTCTCATAGAATAACTAAATATTTTCATAATTATCTTTAATCTATATCCTATTTTTGTTACATGTTAGATTACATATGAGAGATTTATAAAACAAATGTCTTTTTATTAATAGATGATTGAAATTTATCTTTGCATTATGAATCAGCAAATTACCGAACAACAAACATTTGAGCAGAGGCAAAAGTTCGTTCTTGCCTTCAACGATACGATGCTCAAAATATGGCGTGAGCAAATGACTCTCCTCGGTGTAATCGACACCGGACGTTTGCTTCACAGCCCCAAGTCCCTACCTGTCCGTGCGGATGGTCGTTTCATTGAGTTAGGACTAAGCCAGTCCTTCCTCGAATATGGCCTTTGGCAGAACTTCGGTACTGGCAAGGAGATTCCAAGAGGTAATCATGGCGACATCGGCCGTGAACGCAAGCGCAAGAAGAAGCCCTGGTTCTCCCGTAAGTACTACGCTTCCGTCATGAACCTCCGCGACTTCCTTTCCGACAACATCGCTCACGAGTTCGTCGGTGTCGTCGCCCAGGCTCTTGACGACAAGTATGTGCGCTATAATCACTAACAATGTCTTTTCTCCATCTAAAAGTCAGCCATACCTTTGCTAAAAACAAGCAAAAGTATGGCTGACATTTCATCTATCACATCTCTCATCACCTCATTTCGCAGCGAGACGCGCGAAGAGGCTATAACGCCCGAAGTTCTGGGCGCACTGTTGCAGAAAATCGCTGACCTTTTGGGCAAAGCTGCTCTGCAGACGGATATGGGTCGCCTTGATAATTGGCGCTCGGATCTTGCACGCATCGGCTATGTGCTGACATCGCTCACCATCGGTTCGGATGACCGCAACAACGTGTATTTCACGTTGGGAAAGGCGAACCTCTCTACTGGCATCAATCAAATTGCAAACAATTCCATTCTCATACGCCAAGCCACTACCGAGCGTGCCGGAGTCATGCGTGCGCAGCAGGTGCAGGACTTGAACAAGTGCAAGGCTGATATCTCCAAGTATTTCTCTTCGCTTTCAACTTTGGAGGAAACAATCTTAAATCTACAAAAGGGTATTGCAAATATCAGTCTCCGTGTTTCCAGAAACACCAAAGCAACCACTGTCAACGCTGAAGATATCCTAAAGATACAGACGGATATCAAATCGCTTGCGTCGCAGATAAAATCGTTGCAAGCTGACATTCTGAAGTTTGCCACGATGAAGCAGGCTACGCAGATGCACATTGAATGTATCATCACTGACAGCACTCTCGTGATACAGGATGCCCACCATTATATCCGGCAAGGGCTTACCCCAGTCATTTTCCGACACTCGGTACGCACAAGTCGCAAACAGAAGGATGAGAATGGTGTGCGTGAGTATCTTCCACGGCGACGTGGCTGGAACCGCTTTTATGACGACCGAAAGATTAGTGTAAATAATGGCGACGAGATTTCTTTCCGTTTTGATAAGGAGGGCGACCCGAACAGAGGTAAGTATTTTACGAAACCTGATGTGTTGTTCAGTGACTGCCGTGCCATCATCGACCCCGAAACGCAACAGCTTTCGGAAGTGCGCATTGACTTTGGCAAACGCTCCTATAACATTCTCGGCATCAACCGCCATTTCCGCTTCGCTATCGGATTTTACAAGAAGTCTAAAGATTATGGTCCGTTCCAGTTCAGCGAACTCCGAACTAACCTCGCTGAGTTCAAGGTTATCGCTAGGGCTGATACATTAGATAGTAGCAACAATTACGAACTCACCTTCAATTTCAGTATGTAAACGAAAAAAGCCATGGTTTCTCCGCAAGGAGTCCACCACAGCTCGGAAGAAAAATGGTGCTCAAGACACCACAATGCAAAAGAGCAATGGTCCAATCGAACCACAACTCAATCGCGAAGATAACAACATTATATTAACTCTCAAAAGACAATTCATTATGACTAAAGAAACTAAGGAAAACGTGCAGATTATCTCTGCCATAGCTATGCTCATCGGTGGATTCCTCCTCGCTGTCGCAGGATTCATCGTACCGCCCACCGGACAAATCCACGAGTCTGTTCTGGGTGTATTCGCTGAGTGTCTAATCTACGCTGGCTCCATCTTCGGTGTCACTATCTACATACAGACTAAGTATGCAGAACTACGCTCGTACCTCGACGACAAACTGAAAGATAAAGAGCGAAAGAAACCAAAACCTCAAGAGTAAAATTCTAACTCAAAATTGAACAATTCAAAATCGGCGTAGCCGACAACTCAAAACTCAAAATTCAAAACTCAAAATTCATGCGCAGCATAAATTTTATAATCGTCCATTGCTCTGCCACGCCTGAAGGCAAGGACTTCACCACGGCAGACATCGACCGCTGGCACCGGCAGCGAGGCTTTGCCTCCATCGGATATCACTTCGTCATCTACCGCGACGGCTCTGTGCATCATGGCAGACCGCTCGCACAAGTGGGAGCGCACTGCCATGGGCACAACGCCCATTCCATAGGAATCTGCTATATCGGTGGTTTGACCGCCGACGGCAAACACCCTAAGGACTCTCGCACGGAAGAGCAGAAATCCGCACTGGTGGCACTTCTTCGTAAACTAAGAGTGCAGTTCCCCAATGCCAAAATCCGAGGACATCGAGATTATGCAGCTAAGGCGTGCCCATCATTCGATGCCACGGCAGAGTATGCAAACATCTAAACCCTACGATATGAAACATATCCTAATCCTAATCCTTATTCTTTGTGCATTTGTACTGGCGTGCAAGAGCACAAAGACAGCATCATCCTCCAATGAAAGTGAGCGAAACGCCGTTTCGCAAGCTCAATGGCGATCCGCTCAGAATCTTTCATTCAGTTCTCTACAGAGGCTTACCGCCCTTTCATTCGATAGCTGCGTCTTCACATTCGGGGGTGTCGACACGTCGGCAACCCCTCAATGTTCCGACCTCAGCTATCCATCGGGCAAGCCCCTGTCCTATGACAAGGCAAAGCCTCCATCTTACCACGGCAAGCCTTCTGCAATAAGTCACGGCAAGCCGTCCTCTCTCAGGCTCTACGGACTTCACCTTTCCCAAGAGGAAAAGGAGGAGTCCGCAGCTGCACAGCAGGTGGAAGACAGCATCGCAATAGCGAAGCAGTCTTCATCCGACAAGTCGCACGACATCATCAAGTCAAGGTCTTCAGTACCTTTCACGGCAAAGCTCGCTATTGCCGTCCTGATGATGATAACGGCAGCAGCCGTCATCTTCTTTATCCGTCGCTATCTCGCCGGCAGACGACGACACTTCGGTCACAGGCTCCCGAATTCATTACCTGGCAGCTCCGGCGGTGCATTGTTCGGTGGCGAGGACAAGCCATTGCATGGCTAAGTGAAATTGTGGGGTGTTCCATTGCGTTCCGTCGCTTTGGGCTTCTGTTGCAAAATAAGTATGCCACTTCCCTGATCCGCACCATGTCTCTTTTTCTCGGATGTGAGGAGGACAAATCGCCTGAAGTCGAATAGTCCTCCATACATTCGAGAAAAGTGCAAGCACACGAGTCACAGTACGGGGTAAGCAACATACACATTTCTCCACGGCAGCCCAAAGCCCCTCCACTTCATTGCACGCCCCACAATTTCACGGCTACGCCAGTCCTCGCCACCGAACAATGCACCACCTACGCACATGATTGACGCATCACCCAGACAAGCAACGCTTGCAGCGAGTTTGTCTGACCTCCTCGTCAATCATCAACACGCAAGCGCCATCCGTCTTCCACGTCATTTCATTCCGTCATTCTTCTCCACATCTGCGATGTCATTCTGTTTTTTAGCACATCAAAGATGTCTATCTATCATCATCAAAGGTGAATAGTGTTGCACACCCTTCACCTTTCTTAATAGGTACGGACACACGCTCCATTGCATTGCGCATAAGTCCGTGCAGCTGCGCTCTATTGTCTATCATCTCGCTATGCTCAATCCCTTTCATTCGCTTCGCTCAATCTTCTCTTCTTCAGCCGAAAGGCAGTGGCTCTCCACTCCCGTATCCGTCCGTTATGTGCCACATCCTTTCGTCCACTATTGCGAAAGGATATTGCGCTACATTCCATTACGTTATCATTCCGGAGTTTCTCTATGACTCTGCGAGCCATGGAGAAGTCCTACATTACCACTTCATTTCATTCCACTTCATATCCATTCGCTTCGGGTAAGGCAGTGCCTTCTGTTTCCTATAAGGCGATGCCTTCATGGTTTGGTAAAGCTGCGCTTTCTATTATCTATCAATGCGAGAAAGCTGTCTGACTTATGGCAATCAAGATTGCTATAAGTCTGACAGCACTCTCGCTTATTCAAATAGGTATGGCAGAGGTATGGGATAGAAAAGGTAGTGCGCCTAATGTCGGGCAAGACCGACAGGCGCATTACCTTTTTATCCCTCACCACTGCCGCATTACCGCCCGATGGGTCGGGCGTGGCGTGGTCGCTCGCCTATATCGCCACATCCGCAAGCCATTGATGCCCATCCGATACCCAATAGCCTTTCGTAGTACGGCAAGACCCTCGGTTTGCTCGGCTTGGAGGCTTAAAGTGCCGAAAATAGAGCATTTGACGCATCCGAAACCCAATATCGTGTCAAAACCCGATACTTTGCCGAAACCTTATGTCGTGCCGAAACTCGGTGCTTTTCCGAAACCTTTTGCTTGTTTCAGCCTTATTTCCCCAATCCGAAACCCTCGCTTTTCGTGGAACTCGGAGCGTTTGTGCATCAGCGTGAAACCTCGGCTCACTTTTGTCATCAGCGAAACTTGCAAGCCTTTTTCGTCACTTTCTGCCTTTTCGCTTTTTGGCGCAACTAAGGCGGTTTTGCGTGTGCGAGAAACTAAATATTAACATTCGTTTACATATTCCGCAAAGGTCGGGCGGTCGCAGCCGTCAGCAAGGACAGGGCGGTCGGGGGGTCTTTATCAAGACGGGTTAAGGGAAAATCCCTTAACAATCCCTTAACGGCTTGATACACAAGCCTTTTGTTTTTCTATCGCTTAAATTTCGTCGGTTTTTGTCGGCGCCAGTGTGCCTAAATCGGGCGAAACTGCCTTATTTCTCGTCTTTTGCGTGGTGTTTGGGCGGTGCTATTTTTGCGTATCATTAAACCATAAAAATTGAAAGACGTATGTCGAATATAAACACCAATGCGACCGTTACGCTTACTGTCAACGGAAAACAGGCGGAAGATATGCTCCTGAAACTGAAATCTCAGGCTGCAAACCTCGAAAAAGCCATTGAGAAAGCGGCAGCAGCAGGAAACAAGCAGCAGCTCACGAAGCTAAAGCGTGAACTGAAGGAAACCAATCGCCAAATCTCGCAGATTGAAAATGCTGCAAAAGGGGTCGAGCATGTTCTGCAACGCCTCGATGAAACTTCGCCAAAGGAACTGAACCGCACGTTGGCACAGCTGAAACGAAACCTTAATGGGCTTGAACGTGGAAGCAACGAGTGGAACCGACAATGTGAGGCGATAAAGCGTGTAAAGGCGGAGATTGCCAAAGTGAACTCGCAGCTGCGAGAGAATGAGAGTCTGTGGGAACGGATGAACCGAAAGTTGAACGACTGGCAGACTGCTCTTGCCGGCATCGCTGCTGCCATCACGGGCATCATCATGGCAGGACGCTCGGCGGTGAACGCTTTTGCGGATATGGACCAGGAGATGGCGAATGTACGCAAATTTACGGGAATGAACGCTTCGGAGGTGGAGCAGCTGAATGAGGACTTCCAGAAGATTGACACCAGAACGGGGCGTGAGGAGTTGAATAAGTTAGCGCAGGAGGCGGGTCGATTGGGCAAAACCTCGCAGGAGGATGTCTTGGGATTTGTGAAAGCTGCCGACCAAATCAATGTGGCTTTGGACGACCTCGGTGATGGGGCTACGCTGACTCTTTCAAAATTGACAAACATCTTCGGTGACGAGGAACGCCTCGGCACTGAGAAGGCTCTGCTTGCCGTGGGTTCTGTGATTAATGAGTTGTCGCAGAACTGCACGGCTTCGGCTCCTTATCTCGCCAACTTCACACAGCGCATGGCTGGCGTTGGTGCCCAGGCGAAGATGACTATCCCGGAAATCATGGGGTTCGCTGCGGTTCTCGATAGTCAGGGACAGGCGGTGGAGATGTCGGCAACTGCTGTTTCCAAAGTCATTATGGATATATTCAAGGAGAACGATAAAATCATCAAGGCTACGGGGCTTAATGCGAAGGAGTTCAACGAAACGCTGAAGAAGAGCACCAACGAGGGACTTCTCATGTTGCTGGATCGTCTTCACGAACTCGGCAACATCGACGTACTGGCACCAGTCTTCAAGGACATGGGCGAGAATGGTGCTCGTGCTGCGCAGGTGATTTCGGCTCTTGCTGGCAACCTCGATATGGTGCGTTGGGAGCAGGAGGAAGCTACTAAGGCGTTTGCGGAGGGTACATCTGTCACGAATGAGTTTAATGTACAGAACACGACGGTACAAGCAGGACTTGACAAGGCTCGCAAGGGTGTGACGGAGATGGCGGTGGCACTCGGTGAGCAGCTGCAGCCGATAATGAAGCATGTCATATCTTCCACAACATTGTTGCTGAAGTTTATGTCTACTTCTATCACGTTCATAAAGGAGAACGCTTTTACTTTGGCTTCGCTGACTGCTGCTTTCATTGCCTATAAGATTGCTGTGAACGCTTCGAACATTGCTTTCAAGGCGCATTATGCGTGGCTTGTTATCTGCAAGACGGCAACGGCTGCGTACAAGACTACGGTGGCTACCTTACATGCTGCGCACTTGCTTCTACAGATGGGACTTGCCAAATTACAGGGCAACTGGGTCCGCCAGTCGTGGCTGATGTCGGACCTCAAAAAGCAGGGTGCTCTGCTCGCATCTGGCTATGGTGCGATAGCAGCCGGAGCCATTGCTCTCGGTGCGGTTCTGTATAAGCTATACAAGAAGATGACGGAGGTGTCGCAAGCAGAGAAGGACTTGCAGGAGATACGCAAGCGTGGGCAGGAGGGCATCATCGACGAGAAGAACAAGATTGATGCGCTTATTGCGGTGGCTCGTGATGAAACGCAGTCACTGAAGGACAGACACACGGCGATTGATGCGCTCAACCGTATCATTCCGGAGTATAATGGACAGTTGGATGATACTACGGGCAAGTATAAGGAGAACAAGAAAGCTCTTGATGATTACTTGAAGTCGTTGACTCGTAAGTATGAGATTGAGGGTGCTAAGGATAAGTTGCGTGATATCGGAAAGCAGCGTGTCGACCTTAATCTGGAAAAGCAGAGGCAGGAGCGTGTCGTTGCTATGGATGAGATGGAGGCAAGGACGGAAACGGTTATGCCTGGTCAGGAGGGAAAGGTGGTGCAGTTGGGTGTCAACTCGTTGCGTGCCTCGAACAAACGTGCGCTTGCCAAGACGAATGAGAAGCTGGCGGAGCTTGACCAGCGTGAGGATAACATCTTAGGAATATATGGCGAAGACATCAAGAAGGATGCTCTCAATGATGCGAAGAAAGAACAGAAGCAGGAACAGCAGACGCAGAACCCTCCTTATACGCCTCCTAAGACGGACAAGAAGACGAAGACAGAGGATGTGCTTAAACCGCAGAAGGACTGGAAGACCAGGGAGCAGGCTCTCAACCGCATTGCGTATGCCAAAGGTGAGAAGGACTTCGAGGAGTACACGAACCGCATGACGGAAATTGATATCGAGTATAATCAGAAGGTCATGGCGAACAAAAAGGCATCAACGGAGCAGAAGATGGAGGCTGAAGCATCGTACTATGAGGCAAAGAAGAAACTCGCTGATGACAAGAACACGCAATCGGCGAAGCAGGAGAACGACTACTATAATGAACTGGTTGCTACAGAGAAACAGCGGTACATTGATGGTAAGGTGGATCAAAAAACGTTTGATGATGCACTCGAACTCATGGAGTTGGAGCATCTGCGCCGTCTGACTAAGGTCTACACGGACGGCTCAAAGGAGCAGCTGCAAGCGCAGAAGAACTACCAGAATAAGCTCGTTGAAAACCAAAAGCGAAATCAGAAGACCATCGAGGACAACGAGAAGAAGCATCAGAAGGAGCTTGCCAAAATAAAAGAGGACTACTTCGGGGATAACAAGTCGGAGAAGAAAGAGAAATACACCAAAGATAGTGCTGCCCTCGATGAGGTTTTCAAACAGGAGATAAAGGCTGCTGGCGACGATGCCAAAGAGAAGTTGCGTATCGAGGAAGCGTATCAAAAGGCAAAGGTAGCACTGGCGAAGAAGTACGGCCAGGAGTACAACGACACGAGCAAGAACTTCCTCGAAAACATGACGGAGGACATCACGGAGTGGCTGAACTCGGACCTCGGACAGGCGGTGCAGGGTTCTTTCGACACGCTCACGTCGGGCATGTCTTCAATATTTTCGGGCATGACTTCACTCATTCAGGCAGAACTGGAGATACAGACTGCTGCCATCGAGAAGCGGTATGACAAGGAGATATCGCAAGCGGAGGGTAACAACTACAAGGTGAAGAAGCTCGAAGAACAGAAGCAGAAGGAGCTGGCAAAGAAAAAGAACGAGGCGAACAAAAAGATGTTTGCCATGCAGGTGATACAAGCGGTGGCGCAGACGGCACAGAACGCCATATCAGCGTATGGCTCGGCAGCGGCCATCCCTCTTGTGGGTTATATTCTGGCACCAGTGGCTGCTGCAATGGCGGTGGCAGCAGGAGCAATTCAGATTTCTGCAATCAAAAAGCAACAGCAAGCGAGTGAAAGCCAGGGCTACGCCAAAGGTGGTTTCACACCTAATGGCAGTAAATATGAGGAGGTGGGCGTGGTTCATGCCGGGGAATGGGTGGCTTCGCAGGAGATGCTTGCCAACCCGGTTGCGCGTCCTATCATCAACGCCCTGGACTATGCGCAGCGGACTAACACCATCGGATCCTTACGAGCCGACGATGTGAGCCGGACTATTGCGCCTGTTGCATATAGCACGCCACAACAGCAACAGCCTATCATCGTGCAGCAGCAGTCGGACGGACTGGCAACAGCTGCAATCGTGCAGAACACAAAGGCAATGCAGAGTTATACCGATACGATGAAGCAGTTGGAGAAGCGGTTGAGTGAGCCGTTTGTCACGGTGAACACGGTCACGGGTGACACTGGCATCAAGCAAGCGCAGGATGAGTATAGTATTTTAATGAGAAACAAAACTCCTAAATCAAGACGTAAGTAATGGAAATTATTATCAATGGCAAACAAGCCTATCTGAAGAAGAACACTTCGTTTGACTTCATCTTCGAGAACCGTCTATTTACGGGTAGCGACAGCTACACCTTGACAATTACGTTCCCACTAAAGGGATGCGCCCGGAACATTGCAATCTTCGGGCACATCCACAGAGCGGATGTTATCAAGGCGAAAGTGGTATTTGACTGCGACATCCGTGACGGTGCCTTCCTGAAGTCTGGCTCCATAACTATCACGGAGATTTCTGACGTGGAGGTGAAGACGCAGTTTCTGGAGGGACGTAGTGAGCAGAACTTTGATGAGACGTTTGACGATATCTATCTCAATGAAATGGATTTGGGTTATCCTACCAAGCGCGATAATCTTATAGCAGCAGAAGCGTTCAAGCCATATCCAACGAACAACTGGGTGCCGTTGCCGTGGGTAAACAACTATTCCGGCAATCTGCAAAATGCTGTTACTACATCTGTCCATTTCATCACAGGTTTCGAGAATGCCAAAAGCACTCTTTCGTTCCAGCCATACTTATTATATATATTGAAGCGTATCTGTTCGCAATTGGGGTATGAGGCGAACTTTGCTGAACTGGAGCAATCGCAATATAAATTTCTATTGATTTGCAATACGCTTCCTGCTGCATGGGCTGCGTGGAACTTTGCCATTGCATTGCCTCATTGGACATTGAACGAGTTTTTTGAGCATCTTGAAAACTTCCTTTTCGGAGATTTTGATATAAACCATAAGGCTAAGCGCATCGAATTCCATTTCTCTAATAGTCTGGCAAAATCGGCAGGAGAGGTAATCTTAAATAAGGTGCTGGACGCTTACACAACGGAGGTGTCGCAAGAAGATGAAAGCAAGTACATCGCTTCGGCTAACTTGAAATACGCTGACAATGATGCGCTTCTGTGGTCATATTACTCGTGCGACTGGTTTATAAGAGCCAACAAGTCAAAGGCTTTGGTCTATGATACATTTCGGGAATTGATAGACAAGGCTATGACGTTGAAGATAAGCGGTTATTACAAGTCCACGGGGCATAGCGGACATGGATACAGCGAGTCTTTCTGCCGTGGCTATCCAGTAGGAAGTGATGGAAACAGACTGTTTTATTGCAAGGAGATTGATACCTATTTTATAATGTACTGCTACAAATCTGAATTTGTCAGCAAGAACAATGATATGAAGTGGTACAAATATTATAACCGTCTGATGCCTGTAAATCAGTTCGGAGATTATTTTGTTGATAATGATGCAGACGATATTGAACTGAAAATCGTTCCTGCATGGATAGAGGGTACTGACGACAAGTATGGCAATTGTATGTTTCTCGACTGCGGAGAGTTGGGCAGTAGAGAAACATGGACTATATCGGAAGACGGTACGGGCTCTTCTGGCTCTGCATCGTCTGGCATATATATTGGACAGCGACCGAGCAATGAAGGCCAATTATCATCGGTACGCTATCACGATGATGTCGACTATGATGCAGGAGACTTGGCACAAGGCACTGCAAGCTATGTGATTGGCAAAGGAGAAACCGAGAAGTCATCTGCATACTTTGATGTTATATATGTCGGCTTTTGGAGTGGACATTATCTTTTCGGCGGTAATCAGCCACATCCTATAATAGATAAGGTGGAGGTTACTGACTCATTTGGGTATAACAGAACTCAATTTACCTTGCGATTGAAAGACGGAATAGCCAATTCTATGCGCTTGTCAATGCACAAAATTGACGGAAAGCAGAAGTTCCATTTCTCTTTCCTCTCTGACACAATACCCAATCCTCGTGCATTGTTCTACATACGTGGCCAAAGGTATATATGCGAAAAAATAACTGCCACCTTCCATGAGTCGGGAAAGTCGCAGTTATTAAAGGGGATATTCTATCGTGTCTTAGCTGATTGAACGCTGCAGGGCTGTGGCATGGCGCTCGATGGTGGTGCGCAGCACTTTGGCGTAAATCTGTGTGGTCTTGATGTCCTGGTGCCCAAGCATACGAGCCACATTCTCTATAGGTACATCGTGAGCCAATGCCATTGTAGCGAAGGAGTGGCGAGCCACGTGGAAAGTCAACTTCTGCCTGAAGTGCAGCTCCATCTGTATCACATGAAGGTAGTCGTTGGCTTTCTGATTGCTTATCTTAGGCAGTTGGTAGTCGTACTTCTCAAGCACCTTCATGGCAGGAGAGAGGATAGGCGTGAAGAACTTCGTTTCGGTCTTGATACGGCTACCATCGATGTAGTACATCTTGCCTTCCTTCTTCGTCATGCTCTCGAAGTCGAAGGTCTGTGTGTCGCAGAACGACAGACCGGTGTAGGCAGCGAAGATGAAGAGGTCACGCACTCTGGCAAGTTTGCCCTCGAACTTGTAGTTGCGCATGAGCTTCAGTTCAAGTTCGGTGAGCGGTTCACGTTCACGGCACTTGCCTCGCTTCAACGTCACCACTTGATAAGGATCCTGTGGAATTTCGCCCATCTGATAAAGCTGACGAACCCACTTGTGGATTTTCTTGTGGTAGCCGTAACACGTCACATCGGTACGGGTGCCATCATGCAGCCAGTTGTCAAAGGCGATGATGTTCTTCGGGGTCAAGTCACCATAGGTGTTGAGTTTCCCGAATGTGCGCACGGTTTCGATAGCACATATCTTGTGCTTGCGTGTACCTTCGCGCAAATCCTCATTGGCAAGCGCTTCCTCCATAAAGTCAAGAAAGCTCTTTTCACTTTTCTCCGGCTCTTTAGGCAGTTCCTCCTTCACTTCCACCTTAGGCTTTTTGTCTTCGCCATTGAAGTGATACATGAAATTGTCGTAGGTACGTTCTTCATCAAGAACGTCCATCGCAGCAATGATTTTCTTACACTTCGCTACCAGAGCTTGTGTTTCGGGCGAAGCTGCTGCTGCTTGCCAGTCGTCGGGTGAATATTTGCCAATCATAATATATTTACGAGTGGCACGTCCAAGATAAACTTGAACTTCCAAAAATCCGTAACCCCTCTTCTCGGAGTTTTTTCTACGGTCGAAGACGACCTCTACCAATTCCTTCTTCAT